TCGAAGCTGTACTCGAACCCCTGAGCACCGTGGCATCCTACACAGCGCTTCTCATGGTCCTCCTGTTTGGTTCCATCAGATTGAGCCGTGGTGACCTATCGGCAGAAGGACTTACCATCTTTATCACTGCCTTGTTTCTCATGCTTGCTCCTGTTGTTCAAGTGGCCCAGTCCTTCGGCACCTTCTTTGAGGCCAGGGGAGCCCTGGACAGGATTAATCAGCTTTTCGACCTTGAGATTGAAGAACCAGGTGAGCATGATTCCTCCCCTAAACCTATATCCGCTAACCTTGGGCTCGTCGAATTTGAGTCCGTGTCCTACCACCGTGATGACCGTACAATCCTGGACAACGCATCTGTAGTTATTGAATCAGGTGAGAAGGTAGCACTTACCGGAACTTCCGGTAGCGGAAAGACCACCATATTCAGTCTCTTATTGCACTTTTATGATGTTTCAACTGGTCACATCCGTATCGGTGGGCGGGACATCGAAGATTGGAGCAAAAAAGATCTGCGTACCATTGTCACCTACGTTGAGCAAGAACCTGATTTGCTACCAGGTACGCTTCGGGAGAACCTGACTCTGGGGGTAGAGCAAGCACCTGTGGACGACATCCTGATCACGTTGCTTGATCAGTTTGGGCTAGAGAAATTCGCGAGTGCCGATGGTCTCGAACGATTGGTGGGCTCCAGTAACAATGGACTATCAGGAGGGGAGCGACAGCGGGTTGCCATAATTCGCGCTCTGTTGCAAAAATCACCGGTGATTTTAGTGGATGAGCCGACATCCGCTCTCGATTCGAGGTCAGCAGAGCTGGCGATGAGTGGTCTCCTCGACACTGATGCCACTGTCATCTTCGCCTCCCACGATGCGGATATCGTGAATCTGGCGGAACGGGTTCTGGTAATCGCTGACGGCAGGCTAGTCGAAAGCACACCACTCAACAAGGAGAATTCTAATGCGCAAGCATAATCACATACTGGTGACTGGTGCGACTTGAGGGCTCGGCCGGTTAGCGGTAACCCAGCCGTTGCGAGAGGAACACGATGTGTCATTCACGTGGTTATTTTTCAGACGTAGTAGTCGCAGATATCCAGACGTAGGCGCACCAATAGAGCCCATGAAATATCTACTTGGCTAGTCCTTTCATTCTCTGCTCCTGGCTAAGTCTTTCAAACTTTCGGCAGCAAACCAGGCTTATTGAAAACCCGGTTTTTCTGTTCGGGATTTGTTCGCCCTGTGTTCACCCCGAGCCCCAACGACCTGCACGAATCCGCCCCCATCTTGG